TACTTGATGGGATACCAAGCGAACCAAGTGTGCCATCTGTTCTTGTCTACTTTTATGCGTGGGAATATCATTACTCTGTACCTATGGTTACTGAATGAGCGCCCTCTGGCGCATCTATGGAAGCTATTAGGTCTACCAGTTGATAGTGGGAGATGATGAGCAACTGGTACTCATTAAAGTCTTCAGCGAACTGGCGTATATACACAGTCCCGTCTTCCTCTAAGAACATCTCTACGTCCTCGTGGGCACCGCTCTGGTCAACTGTTACTATCTTGGTGTAATCTTGCTCGAACTCTACAGTGAACATTCTGTTCTCCTGTTATTAGTTGGTCAAAGAGGCCCCGAAGGGCCCCTCTGGTTTACTCGCAGGTACGAAGGCCTGTGGCTGGATCGAAGTAGCAAGCGCCACCCTCTTTCTCATCCACAAAGGCATCTGGTTCTACCACAGTCTCAATAGCTGCATCTTCGCTGGTAGAGGCATTGAGAATACCAAAGCGCTTACCGCTGGCTCTAAACGTGGTGCATCCAGAGGAGCCCCCGTCATAGGCTTGCATATAGACATCCTTGAACTGTTCCCAAGTGACATCATCCCCGACATTGCAGGTCTTACTGCAAGCACTATCGACATACTTAGAGGCAAGGTTGAGCACACGAACATGGTCAAACACCGATAGCGCATCTGCTGTCATACCTTTGACGCCAAACTCACGGACACCGTAGTCTTCTACACGCTCTACCCGTGGACCATCGAAGGTCTGGATGGTGCGGTCATAGTAGTGGCTGAAGACTGGCTCGATGCCAGAGGACACATTGTCTGCTGAGAGACTGATTGTGCCTGTTGGTGCCACACTGAGGAGGTGGCTGTTGCGGATGCCATACTCACCAATGTCATTGCGTATGTCACCCGGTAACGTCTCAGCAAAGCCACTGTCTAGGTACTTATGGCTATACAGTGGGAACGGACCCTTCTCTTTGGCCAACTCAATGGACGCACGGTAGCACCCGTCACGAATAGTACGCATGATCTCTTCCAGTGTGTCCATGAAGCTAGGGGAGCCATACGGAAAGCCCAGCGCCTCGATAGCATTAGCAACACCAGTAACCCCCAGCCCCATGCGGCGCTTGTCCTTGGCTTCCTTTTCCTGTGCTGGCAGCGGGTAGACTGCACGGTCCACCACGTTATCCATGGCACGGACTACATGCGGGATGTCAGCCTTTAGCTTCTCATAGTCGAAGGTTGCTGCATCTCCGCTTTGGATGCCATTCTGCTTGACGTACTTAACTAAGTTGAATGAACCAAGGAGACATGCGCCATTGGGTGGTAGTGGCTGTTCTCCACATGGGTTGGTGGCTGCAATGGTCTCACAATAGTGCAGGTTGTTCTTCTGGTTGATACGGTCGATAAAGAGGATGCCCGGTTCAGCCCAGTCCCAAGTCGAGCGCAAGATGTCATCCCACAGAGCTGTAGCACTCACAGTGCGGTAGACCTGACCATCGAACACTAAGTCGAAGTCGGCATCATTTTTGACTGCCTGCATGAACTCATCTGTCACACCCACGCTCATGTTAAACTGTGTCAGCTCTGTGCTGTTGTTCTTGGCACGGATGAATGTCTCGATGTCAGGGTGGTCTACACGCAGCACTGCCATCTGTGCGCCTCTACGGTGGCCTGCTGAGGCGATAGTCTTACACACAGCATCAAAGATACCCATGAAGCTCATAGGGCCAGAGCTTTTACTGTCTAGGGAGCGGATGAGGGAGCCATGGGGGCGCAGGGTGCTGAAGTCATACCCGATACCGCCGCCTAGCTGCATGGTCTTCGCTGCGTTTGCTGCTGCCTCCATGATGCCTGTCATGCTGTCTTCGATGGTGAGGCTCACGAAGCAGTTGTATGGTGTCACTCGCCGGGGAGCACCCATAGCTGACTGCACACGGCCAGCTGGTAGGAATGCCATGTTGTAGAGGATTTTGCGGAAGGCCTCGAAGTGTTCCTCTCCGTCCTTGAGTGCATCAGCTACACGGGTCATTGCCTCTTTGAAGGTCTCGCCCACAGAGCGGTACTTCATCTTGTGTATCTCCTCAGAGATGCCAATGGTTGGCCCATAGATTGCTGTGCTGTTCATCATGTTCATAGTTCGTTTCCCTCAATCTGGTTTATACGCATCTCGCAGTAGCGGATGGCTTTCTTTAGGTCGGTGATTTCTGATTGTTCTGCGGTCTGGTTTGGGTAGGCTTTGGACCCGGCTCTGACTGCATATTTGACGATGTTGCCTATGTGGAAGGGCAGCTTGTTAGTCATGATAAATGTGATTGGTTCAATGACGTACTGTGTGTAATGCGAAGGCTTCACAACGATGTCTTCAGTTTCCATTATCTGTCTCCCAGTACAGTCCCGCTTTGACCAGAGACACGAAGCCCACATTGAAGATTGCTGCAAAAGTCTCTGGGCTGCACTCTACTTGCAGTGTGGCACTGCCATCTTCATGCTCGTGCACCTCTGTCACTTTGATTATGTCGCTGTCTTTATCCATCTGCTAACATCCTCCCGATTACTTCACGGTCGGACACAATGTATATCTTGGAGCCAGCAGCTCCTCCGTTGTGCTCTGAGACTTCAGTGATTGCCCCCGCAGCGACTAGCTTCCTAGCCATGTGGTAGACACAGTTGCGCCCGTTGTTCTCAAGTAGTGTTTTTAGGTCGAACTCACGCCCGTAGGTGTAGTCGTAAAACCAGCGCAGCATAGCGCGTCTGGCAGACTTCTTGAGTGGCTTCTTGACTGTAGCCCAGTCGCCAGTCCTCTTGTCTGCAAGCGATAGGTAAGAGCGGTCTATCTGGCTCTCATGGCGAAGCATGGCTTGCCCCAGCATGAACTCTTGTTCATCGTTAAGTTTGCATTTGAATGCGACACTCATGTTCATCTTGTTGGCTCCCATAGTTTGACTGCCCCTGCTTCATCATCCCAGTCCGTGTGGCGTAGGATTCGAGCAAGCCGCGCTTGGGTCAGCGCGTAGTCAGCATCTAGATTTTGCTTTTGGTAGGCGGCGACCACAGCATTCCAAGTCGGGTGTTTCCCAAGTATCTTTTCGGCTGTTTTAGGACCACACTTGACCAACCCGGCATAGCCATCAGTCGGATCACCAGTCAGGGTCTGTGTGAGGAAGTAACTGTCAGCCTCAGTTTGACTGATAGTCATCCTCTCGTTGCTCTGAGGCCTGTAGAGTTTACCGGGGATACTCTTCATGTCCTTATCGTCAGACACGATGATGGCCTTAGTGCCGGGGATTGACCCCATGATGCCCATGACATCATCAGCCTCAAGCTCATCGACTAACACATAGTCCCATGTCTCTTTGACCCACTCAACCATAGCTGAGTAGCCCACAGGCTTTCGTGTCTTTTTACGGGCTGCTTTGTAGGTTGGCTCTACTCCCCGGCGAAAGTTGCTGGAGCCTGAGAGTGTGATGACCACATCGTTAGCGTTCAGTGCCTGCTTGAAGCCATCAACCATGCTGTTGAACACCCGCTTGGCTGCTGACAGGTCAGTCGATAGTGACCAAATGTCATCACCCCAGTCGGTCTCTTCTTCCACGCTTGTGGCAGCTCTGAAGAGGTAGAGGTCGCCATCAATGAGCAGGGTGGGTTGGCTGTAAGATTTCTTTAAGGACATCATCGATGTCTCCTTTGACTTCCATACCGATCTCTGTGATGCACCATTTGCGCCCCCAGCTATCAGTATCTACTTTTGTTGTTATGAAGCCCTCAGAGGCCGCTATGGCAACGTGCAGTGCCCCATCACGCGCAAAGTCAGACTTAACGGTGAAAGGGTTGCGCCATGAGCGGTCTAGGACGATGTAGAGAGACACAAGGTTCTCAATGTACTCATCAATTTCAGTGGGTCTCAGCCCAAGTTCTTCCCACGGTATGTTGGCTGGCAATGGGGAGTTTAAGGTTGAGAGTGCGGCCTGCTTCTTCCGCCATTCGTCGAGCGATATTACCGACATCTTCTGCTATTGCCTCGTTCTTACAGGCGACTTGGATTTCGTCGTGTATCCAGCCCACTATGTAGGCATCGTCGCCATGCTGTTTCTTGATTTCGTCATAGGTG